TTTTTCAATGTACTCACGCATAAAACTTACGTCGTCTGCCATGGTCATTTTCATGTCATCACCGCCCATGTCGTCATCGCCCATGTCGTCGCCCATGTCGTCGCCCATGTCGTCGCCCATGTCGTCATCACCCATACCGCCTAATTCTGCTTCGAATTTAGCTTGTAGCTCGTCCATAGCAGCTTCTAGGTCCATAACACGGTCTTCTAAATCTTCATCGCCGCCCATGTCGTCGCCCATGTCATCCATGTCTTCTTCATCATCGGATGCTTCGATATCTTTTAATAAATCATCGCTTTGATCCATTGAATCTTCGTCGTCGCCTTCGCCGAACGCAAAGTCTTCTTCCATTTCTTCGTCTTCTTCAGGATCTGTAGCCTCTTCGACGTCTTTTTCTTCGTCGTCTTCTTTATCTTCTTCTTCCAATTCATCAAATTCTTCTGATAGAATTGTTTCATAAATCTCGCGCGATTTTTCTACCACAATTTGGTGGAAAATTTCTTTCGCGGCTTCTTGGTCTTCATTAATTAGATGTTCGAGCATCTGCTCGAATTTTGATCGATCAGTCATAGTTTTCTCCTATAAAGATGTAAGGCTGTCAAATTATATTTACAAAATATCAATAAAAACACGCAATAATAGCTTATTTTTACATGATTTGATTCCATGTAGGCATTTGTCTATGGAATTCTTCGTATTTCATATGTTTAAAATTTGGATATGTCCATTCAGGATTAAAAAAATCATCGTTTATAACTCGATAAAATTTTACTCTCCAATTTTGTTTTATGATTTGTTCTGTTTGTCGTTGCCAATTTCCGTAGTAAGTAGCAGTATCTGAGCTTTTTCTATAATTTGTAGTGTCGGCATAAACATTGTTTAACAGACCATTAACTCCTACGAAATCAAATCCACAAATGTAAATTTCAGTGCCACCATTTTTAACTGCTAAATCTAATGCAGTGGGTCCTGAACTCCACCCTAGACTGGGATTAAAATACTTAAATCCGCTGAAATTTCTGTACTTTGCATTAGGATTAGTCCACACTTCATGCGTAAGCTGATACCCTGATTTTTCTATTTCTACTACCATTTTAGGATCAACTGCTACAAGATAATCAGGTTCAAATTCTCTATATAAGGCATTACAGCCATATATTTTCCCGTATCTTTTAAGTTGATGTAATTTTAAATTGAGTCGACTACGCCCATTGCCCAGAACAAAACATCTCATCATAATCCTTTTATGATTAATTATGCTGCTGGTGCTGGCGGAGTGAAATACATTGATTTAATTAATTCTAGTTCTCTTTCTTGTTCAAGTATATGAGCTTCACTGGCTTTACGAAGTTCATTTATTTGCTGTAAAGATAATCTAGTTTTACGTGTGTCTTCTCTTTCTAATTGAGAGGAATCTTTTTTAGGATTGTAAGTTAACCCCATGGCTACAGCCTTGGCGTCATTGTCTAGATAAAATAGTTCACGTAAAATCATATTAATATTTATGCAGCTGGAGGTGCAGCAGCCGGTGCGCCGCCGACTGGACTTGCAGCAGCTCCTGGTGCCATACCTTCTGCTCCAGGCACAGCTCCAGCTTCTGGTGCCATTGTTTCATCAGCAGCAGCACTAAGATCGCTAGACATTCCTGCTTGACTTATTCCTGCGCCTCTTAACTCTGCACCACTATCAGATGCTTGTGTTTCTGCTTTACCGTTTTCCTCTCTCCATAGACGTTCGTTTTCTGCTATCTCTTCGTCGGTTAATCCTAAGAATCGTTTCATAGCAAAACGTTTACTAATTGTAGGAATCTGGCTTAATGTTTGATATGTAGGAGCTCTAGCAGTATCTAACTCACTTTGTCTTGTAGCAGCAAAATTTTGCGGAGGTTCAAACTTAACTTCAAATAAACTGCTATCAATGTTGACTCCTTTATCTTCTAAATAAAGTTTAAATTCTTTGTCAAACATATCCTGCATCAGACTTTGCAGTCTCATACAATAATTGTTAAATCTTAATTCTTGAATATATGCTGTTCCGACTCTACCATCGTTATATTGACTTTGACTGTCATCTGCTCCTGTAGGCAAATAACTACTTGGAATTCTTAATCCTCGAAATAACTTGTTAGTAAAGTATTTTAAATCGTCAATTTCGCCTAAGTTTGTACCACCAGGTAGTGTTTCAACTTTGCTGCCTCTGCCTTCTGCTGTTTGCGGGAAAAAGTAATCTTCATTTATTGAAAGAGGATTATAAGCAGAATCAATAACATTATTACCGCCACCAGTAGCAGAAGGAATTCTTCGCTGATGAATTTCATTTTTAACCCTCTCCACAAAGCTCATGGCCAAGTGACTGGGCATATTACCTACATCAATGTAAAATATTCTACGCTCAGGAGCACGTTGGATACGATAGATAATAATAGCATCTTCTAATAATTCTTTTTGTTTATATACTTTGAAAACTGATTCTAATAAACTATTGCCAAACGGATAATTATTGTCTAATCCTTCACTAAGACTTAGATGTACAACATGTTTTGCATCAACTGCAAGTTCGTTTTCATTATTTTGAAATCTTGTTCCAGGGCTAATTGGATAGGCACTAGCTTGTCCTCGAGCGGCTGCTCCGCCAGCAATATATGCTGTTCCTCTATTATTTGTATTAACTGTGTTCGGATTAATTGTAGTAACAGTTAGATCTCTAAAATTAGGATTTAAATCTCTAATTACATATTGTTCAGGCTTTTTACCTTCACTTTCATTAACAATTATTTTTGTTAGCTTGCCCGGATCTATATGAAACCATTTCTTAGTTTCAGGATCTCTGACAAAAATACTGTCACCGTATTTGAATACATTTCTTACTATTCTAAAAATTCTTGTTTCAAAATTTTGTAATTTACACCACTGTTGCAAGTATTCTCTTAAAATACTAATTTCCGAATTAGTAGCTTTAGTTCTAAAGAATAAATGAAAGGGTGTATTATTTTGTTTATTTGTTTGACTACAAAATTCTGCTAGTATGTCTAATGCTGCATTGACTTCGCTGTCCATATCCATGGTATCATATTGAAGATAGCGTTCGACTCTATTGGGTGCGCCGGTGTAAACATCTGGAAGGAATGAGCTGTAATTGGTACGGGCAGGCCCTGCTCTTCCGGCGGCACCGCTAATAGGGCTGTATGCAGCTGGTTGATTGCTAACGCTAACCGGTGTAAAATATTTTTTCCAACTCATTATGCTCTCTCGTATACATTACTGCTTCCGCTTGATTTGGTAGCAGTAATTTGTTTATTACCAATATCAACTTGTACGTCAATCATTGCAGTCATTGTACTATTTAAGCGTTCTAGCCTATCAACTACATCGTTTAGAGATAAATTAGATCCGCCTGCAAACATTTGATCGGCAGTAGATTGAATGCTAGCAGTATTTTGAGCTGCTAGTGATTGCTGCATTTTTGGCATCATACTGGACATAGAAGAAGAAAATTTATCACTAATTGGTAACGCTATGTTCGACAATTTATTACCTAAATTATTAAAAGCTTCTGTTTCTTTTGGATTCAATACACGTTCACCTTGGTGAATGAATGCTAACAAATCTGATGGCTCAGTTAATTTTCCAGTTTTTTCAACTGTACCGCCTTCTCTTGTGCCGAATCCCGAAACACCTTTAAGAATATTCAGCTGATCGACACCCATAGTTCGAACACCTGTTATGCTTTGAATATCGTTCAATATGCCGCCATCTTGCTGGCTTTCTCTTTTTTCTTTTTTCTCATCTAGTCGGCGTTTCCATTCTGGTTGCTGCATACGTTCTCGCTCTTTTTGTACATCAGCTTCTTTAGCTTTTAAAGATTCTGTTACAATTTTATCCAATGCCTGCGGTCCTTTTGCTACCATTTCTTTAATTACTTGTTCTTGGCTTATCTTTCTTTCTTTAGCTTCATTTAAAATCATTTCATTAAGTTTAGAATTTTTATCTAACATAGTAATGAATCCAATTAATTCAGGACTTTTGCCAGTTAATCCAGTACCTTGCTCTTTACTTAATGCTAATCCTTCTTCTACTGCTTTCATTTTATTTTTTAAACTAGGTGCTGTGTCGGCTATCGTGCCTATTAATTTACTAAATGCTTTATCAGTAGCAGCAGCAGATTCTTCTCTAATTTTATTGTCTTTTCCTTTTGCAGCATCTAAGTTAGAATAAAATTCTTTTAATGCCATTCCCATTGGGCTACTTGAATTTACTTGATTTACAATTCCTTGTCTAATTCCTGAGCTTGCATCTTTGGTTGCATTTTCAATTCCTATTAATGCTTTAGTCGCTCCATCGCTTGCTGCTTGTTCTTTTTCTACTTGTTTTCTTCTTATTTCTAATGCTTTAGTTATACCTTCTTCCGTTTGTAAATTAAGCTTATTTGCTGCCGCAATATCCATTAGTTGTGTAGAAAATCCTCTAGATTGAACTTGCATATCCATAAAATCTTTTTCACCTTGTCTTGCCAATTGCCTATTAGTATTCGATTGTTGTTGCATGGTAGCAAGTGCAGCAGCTCTTTCTGCAAGTTCTCTTGCTCTAACGTCGTCTCCACGTTTAGCAGCTTCAGCTGATTCGTATAGTGCTTTTTGTGCAGCTGGACCAATAGCATTAAACTTGCCGATCATATCCTCTGTTGGACGACCCATGGCAAAAATTTGCTCAGATAGTTTTTGAAAATCAGGACCAGCTTGCTGTGCTGCAAGAGTCATTGCATTAAAACCTTCTTGAACATTTTTACCACCGCGAGCCATTTCGTCTGCTAAGGCTGCTTGAACTTGTCCATCCTCTTGTTGTTTTCTAAGTATATCTTCCTGTTCTTTGCGACTAGTGCCTGTTAGTTTAGCCATTAAATCCATTTCTTTTCCAAGGGATTTAACTTGTTCAATTGCTACCTGTCTAGCGTCTGCATCATTTAACCCCATTCGTCTTTGTTGCACTATAGTTGTCGATAATAAACTGTTTAGATCTTCAGTGGTGTAACCTAAGCCGGTCATTTCATCAATTAGTCCAGATTTATCAAATAATTCCTGACTTGCTTGGGAAAACAACTTAGAACCAGCTGCTACTCCTCCAGGTAATGTAGCAAATGCTTTATTATTAGTGTCAATTAAATTTGTAAATTCTCTAATACCTAATCTAGTTCCTGCTGCTGCTTCACCTACAGCTACTAAACTATTTCCAAAACTAGCACCAGATTTGCTTAACTGTCTAAAGGCATCCAAATTGTCTTCATAAAATCCAGCGCCTTTAGCCAATAATCCTGAAAATTTTCCTAAAGTTTCTCCGAATAGTACTCCGGAACCTCTTGCATTATCGCCTAAAATGTTTAGCGCATCACTGACACGCATGCCGCCTTTACTTAATTGAGCAAAACTATCTGCGGTCGCTCCGATTCCAAACTTAGCCAAGCCTTTAAATTGATCTGTAAGACCCGACATAACTTGATCAAATATAGGATCTTTTCCGCCGGAGCTACTTTGAGTAGGGCCTCCGAAGCCACTCGAGCTTCGAGAATGTTGCTTCAACGCATCGGCAAATGCTTCTTTTAAATCATCTTTGGTTAAGGACATTATTTTTTCCTGAAAAGTACGCAGATAAATACTATATCAATATTTATCTAAGGTAAAAATGACTAATCCATTACAAAAATATTTTAGACAACCCAAACTTTACATATCTTTACCGAGTAAAGGAATGTTTTATACAGAAGGAGCATTAGTAGGAGATCCTAATAATTTTCCAATTCTAGCTATGACAGGTATGGATGAAATACTAATGAAAACTCCTGATGCATTACTAAACGGAGAAGCTACTGTAAAAATAATTGAAAGCTGCTGTCCGTATATTAAAAATGCTTGGAGTATTCCTAGCATAGACTTAGATTCAATTTTGATTGGAATACGCATAGCCACTTATGGTGACATGCTAACTTTAGACAATAACTGTTCTCAATGCGGTACTGAAAACACCTACGACGTAGATTTAAAAGCAATTACAGATTATTTTAGTAATTGTAAACTTAGTTATAACCTAAAATTAGATCCTATTTCAATCGTGTTTAAACCTTTAAGCTATAAAGAACTTACTGAAGAAAGTCTAATAAGCTTTTCTTTAAGAAGGCAAGTATTTCAAGCAGCAGAATTAACTGATGTTGATGCACAACAAAAAGTTTTAGAAGAAGCTTATTCAAAATTAGCCGATCTAAAAGCCAATGTAGTGATAAAAAGAATCGAAAGCGTTCAAACTATTGAAAACGTTGTAGAAGATACTAATTTTATTTCTGAATGGATTCAAAATACTGACAGCTCTGTATTTGATACAATCTCTAAATTTTTAGATGACGATCAGAACGTTTGGAATATTCCAAAGTTTCATGCTAAATGCACTAGTTGCGAGCACGTAGACAATGTTTCTATTAATTTGGATCAATCAAGTTTTTTCGTTCAAGCCTCGTAACACTATCTAACTCTGAGATCGAAACAAAAATACAATTCTTCGATTTAGCTATCAAAGATATTAAAGAAGAAATATTTAGAATTAGTTGGTATATGCGAGGCGGAGTATCCAGTAATGACTTGTTTTATCTGTATAGTATCGAAGATAGATCAATTCTAAGTAAAATTATTTCAGAGAACATCGAAGCCAGTAAAAAATCTGGCATGCCTTTAATTTAATTAAAGTCCTTGAGCTTGTAAAGCTGCTTTTAGTTCAGGATCTGTCGTATATTGACTATATCTTCCTGTTCCAGCATCTGACCCGCTTTGTGATGTCGCTGGCTTTCCTGGAACAGCAGGTTTACTTGGATCAGGGCGAGCATTTTGTCCTGATTGAGGTGTAGCAGGTTTATTAGGTTCAGTTTTCTTCTTACCCATTGCTTCATCTATAGTAGCGGAGATACCATCCTTTAGTTTGTTCCAATATTTGGCCGCGGCACTTCCAGGAGTATCTAAACTTATTCCTGCAACTTTATAAGCTAATACACTTCCTATAGTTTCTCTTACATCTGGACGATTCAAATAACGTTGTACTGCGATTAATACAACTTCACTGGCAAGAACTCCAGCTATAGCTGCGCCACCGGCAAATCCACCAGTACCTATAGTAGCACCTAATCCTAATGCACGGAATAGCCATTTTAAACCTACAACACTTCTTACTATCGAAGCAATTAATCCGCTAGCTGTAATCTGAACAGCTAACACACTGATTAAATTTCCTTGTATATCATAATAATCCTGATCTTTTGCTAAATTATTTTGTTCGTAATATTCATCAAGACCAGACATTTGAGTCCAATATTCAATGACCATTTCACTGTAGCCAAATATTTTTAATACTTTAAGTATTACTCCTACTCTTTTAACAGCACTTTTCTCTCCTAATGCACGCCATGCAGGCTCATTAGAACGAGATTTTAAATATCTCAGTAACTTGCGAACACTCTTTTTACCTGCAATTTTTCCAACCTGCGCAACTGCTTGTCCAGTAGTCTTAGGAGTTTTAACAACAGGTTTATCGTCAGCTTCAGTTATAATAATGTCTACAATTTTCATAGAATACTCAGAATGATTATCTATTTATTAAAGATGAACTACGTTCATCTGTTCTTCGCTATCGCTCGAACTTATTTGTTTTATTTTTTTAATGCGAAGCACTTAGATATTATCCAGATTGTTCAGTCACTCTTTGCCCGTTGCCGGGCAAAAAAAGACATTATCCGAGTTGAACATTGTCACTTAGCGTTACAGCATTACAGAGGCGGTCGTCCGGTACCTCGAGCTGCGTCTTTATACGACGGCGGCATACAAATATACGCTAACATATTTGTATACGTGCAGGTTTTGCCTGCTCATTTTGCCTTTTTATCCTTTTCAAACAACCAAATCGCAGGGCTTACAAGCGATCTTCATCCATTAGGGTAGTGGTTGAGCACTCTTAACGACAAGAGATTTCCATCCCTGTGACCTAGGGTCCAGGTATAGGGCGCACGAATTTAGCCTGCGCTAGCTTTAACCGTTTAATTGTTTGCCTTTGATGTGGGAGCCGTGGACGCGAACACTAATCTGACCATTGTAATAATCATCTGATTCAAGTACTCGTCGTGTGAATTGTTCTCTTGCCTCGATATAACTGCATTCTGCTTTGCTTTTGCAGTAAAATAGTATCTCTCTGTAGAATTTGTCTGTGCCTAATTGTGCTACATCTTTGTTTAGTTCGTCATTTGATCCGTAGTATATTTGCCAATCACTGTCTATTTTTGATTTAATTCGTTTTCTTTTTTTGTTTCCGTTTTTTAATTTCACTGTTTTATATGTAGTTTTACTAAATTTTGCCAGTTTTTTGCCTATATACATACGGCCATTGACAGTATTGGTTATACAATATACAAATCCAATACAATCTTCAGGAAGTTCCGTTATTAGTTGATTCTGGTGGTACCACGACATCAACTTGTTTAGCCTTTTTTAATTCTGCCTTGCGTCGATTTGATTCAAAGTATTTCGGAGAGCTATAACTTGGTTTACTAGCTCTATAAGCCTGTATTTCTGCCCTACGCTTTCTTGCCAAAATTCTAATTTCTGCCAATATATTACGAGTTCTTCTGCCAGCAGCATGGGTTTTGCTATGCATCCAATCCTGATTCTCTTCGAAATATCTTCGAAAAAGAGTCATTAGTTGTTCATGTGTTTGTTCTTCATCCATTTAATCTAACACTTCTAAGTCTGTACTATAACTTGTAAAGCCGTTTTCTTTAATGACCTTCAATACATTGTTTACTCTGCCTACTAATTCATCTTTATGACTGATTAGATATATGTTTTTATCGCGTTCTCTAGACATTTTTTTAAGAACACTAAGAGCATTCTCAACTCCACTAGCATCTAACCCATTGTCTACAAGTTCATCTACAAATAATAAGTTAATACTTTGATATAAACTTTCCCATACATCTCTAAAACTCCAGCTTAATCCAAGAATTAATCGATTTCTTTCTCCTCGACTTAGATTATCAAAGTCTAGATCTTGACCTAATTGAGTAATTTCAACATTTAAATCATTTAGGAAGGTAACTTGATGTGGTAATCCCATTTTATCAAGATAATAAGTTAGTCTATTGTTTAGATAAGCTAAGTTTTGATCTATGATTTTTTTACGAATAAAACTATCCTTATTTGTTAGCAGTTTCAATAAAAACTCTTGATGATCTTTTAGCGAGGTTAATTCATTAATTAGATCCCAACTGATATTTTGTAGTGCTGTATTTTTTAATTCTTCAATTTGCTCTGTATAAGGATCTATTTCTAACTGACGTTTACCCAGTGAATCTTCTAAACTAGTAAGATTATTTTGATGCCGTAATGCTTCTTCTATAGTGTCATAAAAAGTTTGAGGTCTTCCATTAATGTCACCTATGGAATCTAATTCTTGAACAATACTAGCATAGTTTTCACCTAGTCCTTGAAGATAAACATGAGCATCATCTAAATTTTTCTGAGCTAATGTTTGCATTTCATGATGTTTATGATCTTGTAATTCTTGTTCACATGCCGGGCATTTTAAATCTGCAAGCTTTTCTAATTCTTTTTTATATTTGTTTACTGTTTTATCAGCTTGCATTATAGCAGTTTCAATTGTAGCTTTTTCTTTGTTAAGACTTTTAATTTTTGCACTTAATTCGTCATAACTTTTAAGTTTATGATGCTG